TGCCTTTTCGTCTTTGATAGATAGTGTGATAACATCATAGTTATTGGTTACTACTGCATGTGCTCTGTTGGTATTGAGCCAATCTTTCTGGTCTGTGAAGTTGCCTTTTTCAAAGCCCTGACAGAACAGTTCTTCGTCTGCAATCTGATAACCTGTACCAGTACCCATTCTTGCAGTTACTGAATTAGTTATTGTTGTAGCACCAAAGTCTTCGATAAACAAATCCCACATAGGAACTGAATAAGGAACTTTTCCTGCTACAAAATAAGGAGTACGTGAAGCACCATGTAAACGTATACCCCAGTTACCACCAGCAGCACATGTACCACCTGCAATTACACAAGTAGCATTAGCAGTTCCCTGATATACATAATCAGAAGTCATTGTTGTTGCTGCAAGGTATGTTCCTGAATAAAAAGAACCAGTAGCCATAGCAGCACCATTGTTAGCAATACCTACAAACATTCTTGAACCTGCAGGAACTCCATGAGCAACACTAAACGTAAAGGTATAAAGATTTGCATTGTCAGTTTTTATAGTTTGCGTTGCTGTAACGTCATTAGCCACACAATATCCAGAATCGTGTTGCCATGGTAAATCAAGTTTTACAGTATTTGCATCTGGAACTTCTGTTACAACAAACGCAAGACTTGCAAGTGATAGAATATTTCCTACACTTAATCCATGTGCTTGAGGAGTTGTTCCATCTACACATACAGCATATGGACTACCTTTGGTAACTTGCCAGTTGGCATAGTTCGCTGCTGCAGTAGTAAGAACTGTTTGCGCACCTGAATAAGTTCTACCGAAATAGATATCTTTCCATGGTTCTCTTGACCAGTTGTTGATAAGACTTCTTGTTAGTTCATAAGCAATGTTTGCTTGTGTGTCTGCCGATGTAGATTCATACACTCCGTCTTTAATAAGAGCAGTACCCTGACCTGTATTGTCAAGTTCTTTCATGTGAATCCATACCTTGTAGTAATTGCTGTTGGTAACAGTAATACTTCCGGTTGACCCATTATACCCAATGTAATCTATCTGCGGAACGGGAGCATTGTAATAATGACCTCTTGCATAAGATACATACGGATAAACAGAACTACGTACTCCTGAAATAAGAGGAGTCCAATAAAGATTAGTACCATTACGTACTACAATCTTAAATAAACCTCCTGATGTTCCACCGCCATTGGCAACAGATAGTCCTTTAGGATCAGTAATAGCAATCTGTCCGTCATTCAAATCCGTATAGGTACGAATGTACGAGCCAGTTGGTTTTGTTGATGTTCCTGCTGCTCCGTCTACATTTACGAGCAACAGTTGTTTTGTGTTTCTACTTGTTAAGTCCATAAAACTTTGTATTTAATTAAACAATTATTTTTCTTTTACATTCAGTAATACCATTTACGGTATCAATGACTTCATTGACTTTATCTGCTCTTGCCAATCCAGGAACTTCTTCGCTTTTAAACCAGTTCCTCAAGGTTATTTTATCTATAGCCATAATATTTTGTTTTTTTGTTTTTAAAAATTTTTACTCAGTCTTTGTTTCTTCAATCGTCTTTATCTGATAGTCTTCCGGTTTCGTTATTCCAGTAGCCATTCTTATCGCTATTGAAATAATCTCTCTATGTACACTACTGTCAAGTTCGCTATCTACCATCGCTAAAGGATTAGTCCTATTAACAACGATAGATACAGGTTTGCGTATATACCTTAAAAAATACCTTACAACATCATAAGTCCCATCTGTTATCAACTCATGAGTTCTTAATGACATATTATTATCATCATTGTAGTCCAATCTTAACACCTTCGTCTTTGAAGGTTTCTTAAATGGACTCTTGATAATATAATTGTAATCATCATGAGTAATCGGTTTAACAGGAATACGCATTAAATTAGTATAGTCTTTTACTGTTATAGTTGATATTCCCGTCTCTCTATCTAAAGAAATCGTAGTAGTTACACTATCACATTCATTATCTATACTTATAACCGCTTCTTCCTGTATTGCGTAAAGAATATCTACAGGCAGAATATAGAACCTACCGTTAGGATGGCAATATGTTGTTGTTGTAACATACTGTTGGATATTTGCCGTACTCGTTAGATTAGACAAATCCTTCCTTCTCTTCTCGGTATTTTCATAACCCTGCCTGTATTTATTCCCCAATGGATGATATGTAGTCTTTACAAACTCCTCCTGTGCCTGATTCAAAAGTACTGATACTTCTGCATCGGTATAGCCGGGTGCTGCAAGATTAGTTATCTTATCATAACCAACCATGAACTCATATCTCATCTCATTGGCAGTCATTTATTCCTTACCGTCCTTTTCTTTTATCTGTAATAACAGTTTCGCTTTTATAACCTGATTTGCAGGTTCCTTTAGCAGTTCTACCAACTCATTAGGATAACCTAATAAATCAGTACCCTCTACTACATACCTATTCTTCTGCGAAGGATTCATCGTTACCATATTATATGATATAAGTTTCTGTACCATCAGTTTGATTTCATAGTCATCATCATCCATGACTTTTATGAATCCCTGCGGGTCTTTACTTACGATATCATCCAAAAGAATATACAAAGAGTCCTTATCAGGTGATTCCGGTAATTTAGCATAATCTCTTACGCTTATACGATACACCATAATAGCATCCATCATCTTCTGTCTGTGGGTAGTTATCTTACCAAGCATAGCGTTTGCCTTTAACTTCATCTGAATATTTGCAGAAACCTTCTTAGTCTCTACAGTAGTATCCACTAAAGCAAATTCATACGTACCCTTAGCACGTCTCTCATCCCAACTCGGTGCTATAAACTCCTTATTAGAAAGTAATATCTTCCACGCTATATAATCTTCATGATTACTTAGGTCAAGTACTCTTTCATTTCTGTCAAGAGTAATCTCCCTGTTAGCCCAATAGTTATCCTTCTTTCTGTAAGGAGACATAGCATCTTTTTCCATTTTAAATGCTTCCTCAAAGAACCTTTGCTCATCCTCTGCTAAAGGATTAAGCATTACATTCGTTGCGCTGTTGATAGGTACGCAATAACCTTTTGACGTTCCTGTGTACATGAACTTCCCGTCATGACCATCAGGAAGCCAACCACCATCTCTGACAATTGGCTTCACAACGATCTTTCTTTCTGGTAATACAAAGTTTTTCTCCATTTTAACTCCTATTATTGTTTGTTTATACCGTTGCTAATGAATTATGAATTAAACGCATTGTCTTAGTGGGGTCTTTAATCATTACACCGCAGTTAGACATGATATGTTGTTCATAACCATCAACTCTTGACGCTGCCATAGTGGGTTTAGCACCAGTAGCAGAGAAAGGATCACGCAAACCAGGAATGTAACGCATGTGCAGTTCCATACCTTTTTGATGCACTAACTGAATGTTAGCTTCTCCCTTGTCTGTGCCAAGAGCAAAAATATCATAGTTATAAGATTCTGCAACACCCTTTCCTGATGGATGCATCTTCTTATTACGTACATTGTCGTCATACATATTGTCAACCATGAAAGATACTTTCGTTCCTTCAGGGCCCATATATTCTATGAACTGACCTTTATAGCCCTGTTCGCCATTTGAACCCTTGCTATAAATACGTGATGTGTCTTGTAGTGGATTATACATCGAAGCATAGTTTTCCAGTGCCCTTGAGAACTGAACCATACCCCATGAACCAGTACGTACTAATACGCCACGGTTTGCTTTGTCAATCTTACCTACGCACATCTGCAATAGTTTGTCTGTAAACCATTCAATGTCAAAAGCGTTATAGTAAGTAGTATTTGCCGGTGACATCTGCTGTCTTAAACCTGCACCCTGCTGACGTACAAAACCACTTGAACCTACCTGCTTGAATGTTCCATCAGCAGCACGATTGGTAGTAGCATACATAAGCATACGGTTTTTTCCTGCCTTGAATTGTTTGTACAACTGCCAGTCAGTATATTGTAACCATGTCTTCATGGCTTTCTTAGTAGTATAATCAATAAACGGAAACATTACCGGTTTGTTAATCATATTACCGGGGATAGTATTTTCCATGCGAAGCATAGTGAAACAGTTACGCATAGAGAATGGTGATGTGTAAACAGGCATTGTACCCTCTTTACTCATTGTCTGTTCTGCTGTATTCCACTCGATAGAGAATCTTTTTCCTGCAGTAAGTTCTTCGTAAGGGATGTAAAGGTCAGCGTCTCCTGTGAACAATTCACATACATAATCAAAATATGAACCTGACGGAGTAGGACCACTCTTAATCATGATAGGATACACTTCATTCTTTTCACCTACGATTAATCCACCGCTAAAGTAAGATTCAGGAAAGCGTAGTACAAACTGAGCACCGGCACGACCAACTTGGTCAGTTACGGCAACAGCAGTAAGAGCACCTGTAGATGCTTGTAAAAAGGCACCGACTAAAGGAATATTCTTTTCATCACGTCCCTGCAATCTCCAACGGAAATCTTCATCACTATCAAAAGTGACTACCGGAAACTGACGTAGAAAATTTTCTAAGTCCATACCGTAATTAACCTGATATATTTGATTGATAACACCAGGTACGTCTTGAACACCTTCTTGCATGAAGATCTGTCCAAGGTGATTGTTTGTTACTAACCCTGAAAAATCTTTCGGGAAGTATTCTTGTAAAATTCCAACTTTTGGCATAATTTATTTATTTAGAGTTTATCTTTTTTCTGTTATTTTGTTCAATGAGCCAAACCAACTCTTCTGCTCTTCTACATCTTTAGTATCATCAGTACGTCTCTTAGTAATGGAGATATCATCTCCTCTTCCTAATTCCTTTTCCAACTCCGATATAGCAGCAGTCTTTTGCTTCTTGATGATTTTCTCCTTCTTAATGTCTTCATCAAAGTACCCTTCTTCTATTAACGCATTCAAGCGTATATCGAATAAATCAGGATTTTTCTCTCTGACTTGCATTGCTCTCGATACCGACATCGTTCTTCCATCTTCTAACTTCCGTTGCTCAACAGGACGTATCATGTTATTATATACTGTATCCCTCTGCTTCTTCGTTAACTTAATCCCCGGAATAACCTCTTCCAGTTCTTCAATCTTTTCCTTTAATCCCTTGCTCCAATCAGTATATCTCTTAAGGTCATCTGCTTTCTTTTTCTCAGCACGAACAACCATAGCATCTTCTTCCTTGCGACCTATCTCTTTTAGTTCATTAAGATACGTTACCGCCTCTTCTACATCGTCACCACTCAACTGTGAATCAGTAATAAGTTTTTCTACCTTATCCCTCTTCATACCCGGGGCTGTCATACGATAGTATTCCCTGATGATGTTTGCTCTTAAGTCTTTGTTGTCTTCCTTTTTCACTTCCGATTCACGAACGGAATTGACATTCATATTATACTCCTGAACATCTAAGATTTCTTTCAGAGGAACACCCTTACGATAATGCTTTTTTAAATAAGCAAGTTCTTCTGGCTCGTCATTTATTCCTTCCTCAATCCTCTTTTCTATTACCTGCTCCATCGTTTCAAGCATGTGAGCAACCTGCTCCTCTGCTGTCATCTCTGTCATCTTCTCAAGGTCTAAGTCAGGAATAATGCCGGCTTCCTTAATGACAGTGGCGAATGGAGAGAAATTCTTAGGAGTTACCTTGTCTTTAAGGTTATCACCGGCATTTCCCTTATCTTTTGCTTTTTCTTCTTTTTCTTTCTTGGGCTTTTCTACAACCTCTTTCTTTTCGTCCTTATCTTCAGTAAGACTTACGTTACCTTCATCATCAATAAAGATATCGTCACCAGATTCTCCCTTCTTATCGGTTTCATCTTTTGGTTTGCCTTCATCTTTCAAAGAACCTTTTTCTGTGGAACCTTCCAGTTCCGTAGTGTCTATGAAAACATTTTCATCTACACCAATTTTCATGTTAAATAAATCTTCCATATCGCCTGTTTTTAAATTTCTCCTAAATACAAAAGTACTATCATGTATATACTAAAAGCAATACATGAATGTAATAAACAGATACCATTGATAGTTACTTTTGTGCTTTCTTTGGTTTTGACTTAGCAATTCTCTCTTTAGAAGTTATCTCCCTGTCTTTTAATTGCCTGTCTTTATCTTTATCGTCTAACTGCATTTTCATCTTCTGATAATCAGCAGTTAACCGCATCATCTCTTTTTGTAATTCTACGTTGTCAACAACACCATCCCTATCTAAATCCTTAGACTTCTCCTGTATCTCCATCTGCTTTAAGAGTATCTTATTCTCTAACTCCATAAGCAGTCTCCTGTCTTCCCTATCCTGCTTCTCTGTCTCCATCTGCATACCCATCTGTGCTATCTGCTGCTGTGACTGTTGCTGGCTCTCCTGTGCCTGTGCTTCCCTTTCGTACTTATCCCTCTCGCCCTCTTCGATATTGAACTTAATATTCGAAACAGAATCATTAGAGAGAATATCTATTGCCTTGCTGAAATCCAACTTGTCATTCTGCATTGCCACTTGTGCAAGTTGCTGTAAGGAATTTAACATCCGTACTTCATCAGGTCTATCTTCTACAAAGATACCATAGCACCATTCGTTAAGTAAGTCACCGTCAATCTCTATTATCTCTTTTGTAATATTGTCTATATACTGTAACTTATCCTTTCTTCCTCTGTAGATATATTTACCTACCTCAAGCATGTGTTCCAGTACCCTTCTCTTAGTATTCTCATGCATAAGGAACATGTGCTCTGTTATATATGAAGACTGCGTTACTGCCCTCGTTACTCCACCTACAGTCTCTCTATTGTCAATAGCACCTTCCCTCTGTCGTGATATACCTGTGACATCGGAAATCTTCTGCTCAATATACCCCAACATCTCAATATTCATCTTGATATTCTGTGTAGCATCGAAGTTCATAGTCCTTCCACCAAAGGTATTGAAGTTACCGGCTATCTTACCTGTAGCAACACCCTTCTTGGCTTCTGAAAACGGGTCTACAACAGCCCATCCTAAGTTCTCAGCATAATGCATCCATTGGTCTAACTTCCAATCATCAGGAATAGCAGCAAGGTTTAACTCTCCTATGATACCTTTATTCCTTGCAAAAGCAAGTTCCGTTCTACGCATGAAGACATTATATAAATACTTGTAAGGTTTTAATCTGTCATATATTGCTATTGCCTGACTTGAACCTACATTATAATATGTGCCTACATATCCCGACTTACACGAAGAGAGGTTATGCATATCCCTGAACTGTATCCTACTTGGACGTATCCTTATATATAAGTCTGCTATCTTATACCCTTCCCACCATTCCGATATCCACAAGTCTTTAGTTGTCTCTCCTTCGTTGAAGTTCTCTTCATAATCACTTGCTACCAAATCTTCCTGCTGGTCTCCCTTTTCATCAAAGTAAATCCTTTTCTTTACATGCCTGAAAGATTTCCACTTGACCTTAGAAACTCTTATATTGCCTTCTAAATCATAAAGGTCAGTATAAGCATTAGCATTGCCATCATCAATATAAAGTATCGTTGGACCATCACTAAGAGTATTATTCGCTGACTTGGGAGAGTGTGTTAACCCATCTTCACTCGTATTCGAAAAGAACATTATCTCTGCTCCCTGTATCGCTGCACTTACATTATCCTCTAACTGCTTTATCTCGTCTTTCGTTAAGTCCTCATAGAAGGTGTCTATAATCTTCCCTAATGACATATAACCATCGTCAACGATTATATCAGCATCTTCAAGATATGCCGAACCATTACCCCTTATCGAATATAATGTCTGTGTATCGCATTTCTTAACGACCATATCACCATTACACTCATCTACATTATAAAGTTCCTCTGCTGCCAAAAGAACATCGTAGAAACCCTTATTGAAGATAATAGGACAATCGCACTTACGATAATAATACTTTAAGATACCATTAGCCATCTGCTCTCTCTTATCCTGATACTCTACATGTATATATCTGCTTAATTGCTTGACGAACTTTGTCGGCTCTTCCCTCTCGGGATTAGTAAGATAATCCGTAAGTGCCTGATTAATCTTTTCTTTCTTCTGCTCTTCTATCTGTGTTATAGCATCACCACCTACCGCCTTTACAATATACCTATACACTCTCCTCGCTTCTTCTCCTACAAGTAAGTTTATCTTAGGAACTTCTATAGGATAGTTCTGTGTCTTTGCCGGTAGCGATGTGTTCTTTAATCCTAAATAATTGAATACCCTTTCTATATCACTATCATCCATGTTGCCATTAAAAAGTTCATAGTTGGACTTTTTATTAGCCATTGACTGACGTATAGAATAATTATCATGATACCTTAGAGTAAGTCCAGCGTCAATACAGTCTTTTGCCCACTGCATATCCTTGGCTTTCTTTTCTTTATCTGTAGTTTTCTGCTTTGGAAATACCGTTAACTGATTCATATAATAATTTTATTATACAAAGTAAGTTACAGAAACGGCTTAAATCAACTTTCTAATTTTATGTTGTGTAATATTACATATTACGATAGTTATCAAATTGGCTTATTCAATGTATTATAATGTCGTTTCCAGAATGGGTCATCAGCAGGTGTCTTAATGGAATTGTTTGCATCTATAACGATTCTCATAGATTCCTCCCTGAGTATCATGAGATAAACCATTGCAAGAACTCTATCGTAGTTTCCATTCTTTAGTGAGAAGTATATCGTCTCCTTAAGCAAAGGAATACTCTTAATGCTATACATGTTTAATTTGCCGTCAGACTGATTTGGCGTTAGCAGCCATGACTTATATAGTTCCAGTCCAAATCTCTTAATAGGAAGCGTCCCTGGCGATCCTTTCTTTCTATTCAATACTGCCTTATCGTCTATCTTGTCATACAAGCATCGGGGTGTATCGGAGAGAAGATAAGCACTATTCATATTCTCAAAGTAAGAGAACATACCTTTAAGGTTATTCTCATAGTTATCTCTCGCATTAAAGAATATAAGTAACTTCCTTACATTCTCATAATACTCTTTTGCTGTTGCCGGTCTTCCTGTGTATTCTGCCACTATCCTGTCAGTAACCCTATTCATCACAAAGGTACTACCCAAAGAATCAGAACTACCGGCTTCATCATGGTCGTAAGGGTCAGTCGCTGCTATATACATGCCACTCGGGATAACTCCATCCTTATTCTTGAAAGGCATCTCCCATATCACTACACAACCCTCTCTGCTCTTTGTATCATCACCATCATACTTCAAAGGAAACTCCGTTATAGGTCTTACGCTATCATCTGTTTTCCACGATACCGTTCCATCACCTGCCATTACCAACTTGCCTGTATACTGTGCTTCCTGTGTCGTATCCGTTACTCTATTAGCAAGAATGTCATTGAGGTCATTTATTGGAAAGAAGTTGTCTCCGGCTCTCATAAGTGCTTCCCTCGGTGTCAACGGCTCCTCTGCCATCTTCCTTATCAACGCACCTATATCTTTCGTCTCATTCTTTAATGCATCCCTTTTCTGTAAGATGAACTCCGTTGCCTTATCTTCAAGAGAATTACCATCCTTATCCATGAAGCCATCAAGGTTCTTACTCATAGGAACAAAGAAACCACAATGACTTTCCCTATGCCCCTTATCCCATTTGTTAGGTATATGATGAACACCATAACCCTTATTGTAAAATAACTCTGTAAGTCCTACAATATCAGTATCTTCCTCACCTCCGGTGCCAAATCCAACCATTAATCCGAATACCCTGTTGCCTGACTTCATAGAGTTCTCTGCCACATTCCATGCCTTTAGCAAGTACGGATTAGCTCCGGCTTCTTCAAAGAGTATTAACTTACCTCTCTTACCCCTTACCTTCTTATATCCATCATTGATACTTATGCCTATTATCTCACTCTTAAAACCTTTCTTGTACTTCGTTCCTGTCTCATCCTTCTCTTCATATCCCGATTGCTTATGCTCCATTGAGTTTACTAACCTTCGCTTCTTCCACTCACAATGCTGGTCATTGAAGTCCATTATATCCCATGCCTTATTCAAGATGCCATCCTTAGTCAAGAACTGACTATCATAAGCATAAACATAACTCTTGCTCCTTGGTATAAGGAAATAGTTCCTATCGCACATGCTCGAACCCTTAAAACTGTACCCTTTACTACGTGCCTTAAGAACAATCCCATGCTCTCCCATCTTAGATGCATCCTCAAGGTAATGGAAGTAATCGAAGTCTCCATCCCAAAAGTCAGGAAACCCCTCTATCCTATCTGCTTCTATATACTGGTCTGTTACTAACTCATCTACCTCATTGGAGATAGTTGCTTTTAATATCGGAGAATAGTTAAGATAGTAATAGTGATACCCTGTTATTGTTGTATTGTCTTCTGTATGTCCGTATAAACACTTATATGCTTCCTCGTACCAGAAACGCATATACTTAGACACAGGGTTAGGATTGCGGGCTTCCTTAGTATACTTCCCTTCATCCATAAAGAACTTCGCAGCCCTGCTAAACTTCCATGTATCCCTATGTAGCATATCTACTAAGTATCTTACAAGTATATTCTTCTGAAAGGTCTGTAGTCTTAAATAATACTAATGTACCATACTTAACTACAAATTCGCTTACAGGTGAACTATACGTCAAATATGCCTTTAACATTCCATGCTTTCTATGCATATGTATAACGAGATGATTCTTATGAGTAGAGTGCGTCCACTTAATATCGTCCGAAGGTGCTTTTAATCCACGCATAGCAAGGTCAAATAATAACATTCCAAAGTATCCAGTACGAACAACGATTTCCCTTGAAGATGGTTTTCTATATAAATCCTTAATAGTTTCTTCAAGCAATTCCATAGTAAGTCCACCTGAGTGAACTTCAAATTCTTTTGATTGTTCAATTTGTTTTCTGATACCTGGGCCAGTTACTTCTAATTCCATATTAAAACCTTTCGTAAACTTTTCCTTTGTGCTTATACCTTATATCGTCAACATCTATTAATGGAATATAAAATACAAGCAACATCAGCATACCAATCAATATTCCAAATAAAGATATTGTAAGTTCCCCTAAATATCTATGAGTAAAATATAATACAACCGTCATTCCGCATAACACCACAGCACACAATAGAAGTCGTATAAATAGGTTTATCGCTCTATACATCATCCTGTACCTTCTAAACACCTTGTTTAATATTCTGCTCTTCCTGATCTCAGAATAATGATTCAAGTAATCGTTAAACATATCAATAGTATATGCCCTTGTAGGATTGTGAATAAGCATTCCATGTTTAATCATATCCATTACATGATGGTCGTAAATATCGAAAACACCAAGCATCTTTTCAGCATCTTCATGAAATTGCTTTAAGACATCTTCTTTTACTTGCTCTGTAAATGATTTCTCACTCATTTAAACAAATTTCATTGCTTCCGGGTCTTCGAAGAAACCTATATCTCCTCCTCCTCGTATCTTATTCTCTCCTAACCCCTCTTCTCTCAACA